CCCGATAGGACCTTCTTCGTAAAGAATGCCCTTTCGGGCAGCCAGAGCCTCAATCTGGACCTGAATGGTACTGATTACGTCCTGCGGAATGGTCGGTTTGCGTGCCTGTTTACCTCCGCTACGGCAAAGGGGACTGGGACTAAGATTGCTGCGAATACGGTAAACAATGCTCTTGAGTATCCCCAAATAAGCAATCTGGACTTCCAGGACGATACGAGCGCCCAGATAGTGGTGGCGGACAGTCAGGCGACGGCGCTTACTATTACTGACGGGACGAGCAGCTTGGCCGTCTTTGACTCTTCGGGAAATCAGGCAGTCTTCGCGAAGGTGGATATAAATAGTGGAACGATAGACGGTGTCTCTATTGGGGACACGGCAGGGAGTGGGTCGAATAATCTCAAGATAGGCACGGGGGCCGGGGCGAGCTTCGGGGCCAATACTGACGAAACTACGGCGGTAGGCAGTGACTCCATGGGGGCAACCAGCGCCCTCCTTAGTGGCTCGAACTCGGTGGCCGTAGGATACAAAGCCGGAAGGGGTGCAATCGCCTCAGTGTTCAGTACGTTCATAGGCTCCAATTCTGGAGAGAAGGCTGCATACAACACGAACAGCGTGTATGTCGGCTATGCCTCCGGGAGGTATCAGGAGGGGACCATATCTACGGGGGTGGCAAAGAATGTCGGCGTCGGCTCTCATGCCCTTGCGGGCTCAGACGATGGGGGTGACACCAGTAATGAATGCGTAGCGGCTGGCTACAAGTCGATGGAGGTCGCTACTGCCAACCTGAACTGCGTTGCTGCCGGTTCTTACTCACTCGGAATGTCAACATCGGGCAGTGCCAATATTGCAATTGGCTACAAGTCTATGTACGACGGATCCAGCGTACCGACGGGATCCAATAACGTCGCGATTGGATCGGAAGCGCTCAAGGCTGCGGTGGGCGCAGATCAGAATATTTGCCTGGGGACAAACTCTGGATATGCCTTGGTCAGCGGTGATGCGAACATAATGATCGGGTATGAGTCCGGGAAGTCTGAAACGGGTTCAAATAAGCTCTATATAGAGAACAGTAACAGCACTTCTCCGTTGATATATGGGGAGTTTGACAATGATAAGGTGCAGGTAAACTCTGCCCAGGACACAGACACCCTGACTGTTCGGCCTACTCATTCCAGCTACGCTTCAAGTGGAGTCAATGTCACGACCACGCGGGCGGCAGACGCGGCTTTCAATTTCTTTGAAGGAATCGCTGATTCCGCTGTGAAGTTCAAGGTTGATGGGACCGGGTCTGTCTATAACGATACTGGAACCTATAGTAACCCTGCCGACTACGCTGATATGTTTGAATGGGAGGATGGAAATCCTGACTGCGAGGACAGGGTTGGTCGTACGGTTGTCAATAGGCCCGGGGGGAGGATCAGGCTCTCCAGGGAGAGCGATTCCCCCAGTGATGTAATTGGAGTTGTCAGCGGTACGGCCTGCATGATTGGGAATAGCGCATGGGGTCACTGGGACAAGAAGTACCTGAAGGACGAGTACGGAAGAATGGTACAGAGGACAGTCAACGAGAAGTCTGGACCCGTAGTTGTTCCGGAGTACGATGAGAACCGGGACTATATCCCCAGGATGCACAGGGCGGAGTGGTCCCCTGTTGGCCTGGTGGGCCGCATACATATAATAAGAGGAGAGCTTGTAGCCGATAACTGGCGGTTGCTCAGGGATGTTTCCACCGGTACCCAGGAATGGCTAGTACGTTGATCAGCAAGATTGGGATACCCCCCGGGGTAAACAAGGGGTCTACGCAGTACGCAGCAGGCTCTAGCTGGAGCGACTCCAACAATGTTCGATTCAGGGGAGAGTATGCTGAGTCAATAGGGGGATGGGCTGACTCCGGAACGAAAACAACGTACCAGGGCTTAGATTCGTTCATGCTCGGCGCGGGGAGGGGTTTGTTCTCCTGGACGGACTACTCGGGAAACAGGCTTGGTAGTGTGGGTACCAACCTCAAGTTCTATGCAATAGGTGGGATTGCGGCGAAAGATATCACCCCGATTAGACTAGCTGTCACTTCGGGGGTCACGTTCGCTGCGTCGGCTGGCTCTGCGGCCCTGACCGTTACGCATACTGATCATGGTGCGGTTGAGTACGACTTCGTCACTTACGCAAACGCAGTTTCACTCGGCGGCGTGATAGTGGCCGGTGTGATCAACGGAGAGCACCAGATAACCGAGGTTGTTGATGCGAATACCTACAAGATAACGGTATCGGTGGAGGCCAACGGCTCTGATACAGGGAACGGGGACACGGTTGATGCCGAGTATCAGGTCAATGTAGGGCAGGCCGACCAACAGACGGCGGGGGGAGGTTTCGGGGAGGGAACCTGGGGCAGCTCCGGAGTTTCATGGGATTACTCATCCCTTTCGGCGATAGTCACGGCCGAGATGAGGCTCGTCTTCATGGATAACTACAATGAAGACCTTATGGTGTGTAATTCAGGCGGTGAGATATATTATTACGACGTTAGCCAGAATGTTTTAAACAACGTACCCAAAGATCCCACCGCAGATACACGGGCTCTTGCCTTGTCCTCGTTTACTGGAAACTCGGAGACCCCGTCAATTGTTGAGAGTTTCCTTGTGTCAGAGAGGGATGGGCACGTCATAGCATTCGGATGCAATGACCTCGGCGGGACAACTCAGAATAATCTTCTTGTGAGGTGGTCCGACCAGAATAATCCGTTCGTGTGGGAGCCGACCATGTCCAATACTTCTGGTGGACATATGCTCAGGATGGGATCCCGGATCACAAAGGCGATCTCCACCAAGTCGGAGATACTGATATGGACGAACTCGGCCCTCTATTCGATGAGGTTCATCGGTCCACCCGATATATTCTCGTTTACCCTGATAAGCAGTCATGTGAACATAGCTTCACCCATGACCGCTATAAACATCTCAAATAATGTGTTCTTTATGGGAGAGGAGGGATTCTATTCCTACTCGGGAACGGTTAAGCCTCTTCCATCCAGTGTATCCAAGCATGTGTTCGACGATATAAACCTAGACCAGCTAAGTAAGTCGTTTGCGGGCGGCAACTCGGCCCTCGATGAAGTCTACTGGGTTTATCCCTCAAGCGGGTCGGTGGAGTGCGATAGGTACGCTTGCTTCAATTACGCAGATGGAACTTGGTACGTGGGTAGATTCGACATGACCCCGGTCGCGGCGGACGCTACAGCCACTGGGTACAATCGAACGGCGTGGGAGGATGCGACAGTCAGACTGTTCCCTACGGCTTGCTATCTGGAGGAATTGGACAAGACAGTCATCCCTCCGGTCCTCAAGTCGGGCATTGCGATGCACGAACTGTCTCCTGATGATTCTATCGCGATGAGCGGAGCCATGCAGTGTTACGTCGAGAGCGGCGACATAGATATATCTGATGGTAATAAGTTTACTTTTATATCCAGATTCATACCCGACATGACGTTTCCCGAGTACAGGGCTAATGCAAGCCCACGGGTTGTGTTTACGGCTACGGGAAAAGATTTTCCCGGTGGCCTGGTGACGACATCGGCGACTAGGAATATTGACCTGGAAAGGACGGATGGGAGTTACTCTCCCGTGGGTAACGACACGGCAACCCGAATTAGGGGGAGGTCAGTGTCCCTTAGGTTTGAATCCTCAACCGAGGATTTCAGGTGGCGACTGGGTGATAGCAGGATTGACGGCCGCCCAGACGGGGGGCGGTAGGCTTGGACCCAAGCCCCCTACAGGATCCAGGGGATTACTATTCATTCGAGGAGGAATCCCTGTTTCGCAGGAGCTTGGAGTCGATCCTTATGGAGATTTCGTACAAGGTTGATTCGATAGATCACGGAAGGACTAGGGCCAGCAGGGAATCTGTGAGCAGGAGCATCCTTCACTACATCCCGGTGGGCCAGACAGAGATAGGTTAATGCCTGATAGTTACAAAATACTAGCCCAGATTCTTCCCGCAGATACAATCGAGAATCTTGCATATACGGTTCCGGTTCCGGCGGCGGCAACGGTTGCATCGACAACCAGCAGCCCCTTTACGGTTCAAGTGGCCCCCAAGGCCGTGTCGGATAATACCTACACGGTTGTGTCTTCTATCATTATATGCAACCTGCATAGCGGAGCAGTTACATACGACATCCGGCTCAAGGCCGCCTCCGCTGACGGCGATAACGATAAAGAGATGATTTTCAAAACAGTTTCCCTGGCTAACGGGAAAAGTCACGTTCTGTCCTTAGGGATGGGATTGTCTTCAGGGAACTTAATCAAGGTCAAGTCGAGTGTGTCCAGCAAGCTGTCGTTCACTCTCATGGGAATAGAGGTCACGTAATGGAGCCAGATTATAAGTATAAGGGCATAGCAGAGGGGATCGCTGCCTTCGGGCGCAATGGGGACACCATGCTTATGCACGTTAATCCGGCAGAAGTGGCAGCCCTGGAGAGTCTGGCCCCTGGTAGCATCACGACAAACCCTGACACGGGCCAGCCCGAGGCGTTCTTTTGGCTGTTGCCAGCGATTCTAGCCGCTCTTCCGGGGGCGGGCGGTGCCGGTCTTACGGGCCTGGCGGGCGCAATGTCAGGTGCCGTTGGCGGTGGCATCCCGGGGGCTATCGCGGGAGCCATTCCGGCGGCGGCAGGCAGCGCGCTGACCGGTGTCAGTGGCTCACTTGGCGGCCTCGCGGGTGTCCTGGGGGCTCCGGCGAGTGTTGTCTCAGGGGTAACGCCTGTGGCAGGCGCAGGAGGCGGCGGCGCCGGGCTCGGCGGCGGTATTTCCACCGCTGGCGTAGCATCCGGCGGCACTGGTCTCGGCGGAACAGCGGCCCCAAGCCTCAGTACTGCTATTGGAGAGGGGATAACTGCCGGAGCAGAGGGCTTGGGCGCCCTCGCGGCAGGCCAGGTCATGGGGCCAGTAGACACGTTGGCCGGAGGGATAAAAGGTGTTACCGGCATACTGACCGGAGGCGGCGAGGGCGCAGTAACAGCACCCGCAGCCGCCGTTCCCCCACCCGGACCCGCCATCGTCCCGCCCGCACCCATCGGGGCAGCCGGGCTACCTCCCGCAGGAACGATAGTTCCGAACGCGGCGCTGGATGTCGCCGCCGAGGTCGCCCAAACAAGCGTGCCTACGATCCCAAGCGCTGCCCCCAATGTCAATCTTGCGCAGATGGGGAATATCCCGGAACTACCTGCGGGCGTAGGAGCCCCGCCACCCGGACCATCCCTACCCGGCGCGATTGGTAACGGCCTAGGCTCGCCTGACCTGAGTGGTATATTGAACCAGGCCCCCACAGGCGGATTGGATAGTGGAATTGTGCAGTCGGGTAAGTACGGTGACCTCGCCATACCGACTTCGTCCCAGATTAATCCCCTTCAAGGTTACCAGGGCGTTGATCCGATACTGCCACAGGCAGCGCAGGGCTCACTGCCACAGGCAGCGCAGGGCTCACTGCCACAGGCAGCGCAAGGCTCGTATCAGGCCCCGACATCCTTGTACGATTCGGCTGCCGCGAAAATGGGGTCACCGAACATGTTTAATACACAGGTGGGGCAAGCCTCCCAGGGCTTGGCCGACGCGCTACCGAAGAGCTTTATGACCCAGGCAGGGGAGACGACCAGGAGCATACTTGGACAAGTAAAGAAAGTCCTGGTCGGGGAGGGTCCCCGTGGCGGCCTCGGTCCTCTGCCGCCCTCACCCGGGGCACCACTCCCGGCCGCAGGCTCCCCGGAGGCCTTGGCCGCTGCGGAGGCTTCGACCCCGTGGGCTCAGACGTGGCAAGAGGGCGGGCTAGGAGGGGTCGCTGGGCGCGTCGGCGGAGGCCTTGCCGATGCCGATCCGATGCTCCTGTTGGGCGGTGCCTATATGCTGGATAAGCAACTCCAGGATCCAGGAGAGGTTCCCGAGTGGGCAAAGAAGAGGACAGGCAAGAACGATGTGTTTAGCGATGAATACGAGATGAGGATATTGAATGATCCATGGTGGGGCGGTGACTTTACGATCCCCGAGGGAATGGACGAGGCCCCGACGCCTTATGGGCCGGACGATCCGCTTGCATTGATGGGCGGATACCAGGATGAGGAGAGCTACTGGGGATACCCGTAGATGGCTGGCGGTGGGGGCGGCCCTGGCCCCGGCGGGACAGTGGACCCCCAATTCCCTGATTGGACCCCACCTCCCTCCTCCTTCTGGACCGGCGTGTGGGGCACTGATCACTTAAGCCCCTTCATTGGCCCCATGACTAGTGGGACCCCAGCGCAGGGCACGACCCAGGCTGTACCGGGATCGGTTGAAACGGCCTCCCCGCACGCATGGTTAGCAGATCCTGGGTTGTTCCCAGACTGGCAATACTCCCCAGCCCCAGCCCCAGCGGATTGGAGCAACTTTGCCCCCACCCC